AAAGGAGATTTATCAGTTGCAAAGTAACAGTTACCTAAGCACATTCAAAGATGCCGACCTAAAGGTCGGCATTTAGAATGTGCAAAGGTGTAAACATTCTACTCGTTGTTCCCATTCAGTTTGTTTTGTTTTCATTATTTGCATGACGCCTAATTTATTTAGTTTCCAACATGATTTTACAGTTTCACCATTTTCGTTGATATAATCGTCTGGATTAAAACGAATAAATATGATTGGACGATGTTGTAAATCTTGTGATATTTCCATTAGTCGTTTGTTTTCGCAACTGCAATCATAATCTGTATGTTTATTTTCATCGATTTCAATTATTATTATATGTGAGCCCATATCTAATAATAAGTCTGGACGACGACGAGAACAACCATCTTGGACTCGTTTATCTGCTACCCAACTAAAATCTGGAAATGTTTGAATAATACGATCAACGACATCTGTTTCTTTGGTTTTGTAATTTCGAATAACTTGAATTTCAGGATGAATTTGGATGCAACATGGAAGACAATAACCATTATATTTTTTTATTGATCTGGTTTCACACCATGAATACTTACATAATGCGGATCCTCCACATGTTTTACAGTATATTTTTCTTTTTCCATGAATACAAAATGCGGATCCTCCACATGTTTTACAATGAGTTTTTCTTTTTCCATGAATACAAAATGCGGATCCTCCACATGTTTTACATCTTGATTTTAGTTTATTATGTTCACAATAATATAATTTCGAATTACCACATTCTTTACAACTATGTTTCTGCTTAAGGTGTTGACATAAACCTTTTCCTTCACATAAAGGACAATAATATTTATCTTTACCATGAATGCAAAAACCTTTACCATTACAATCACGACAACGATACTTTTCTTTACCATGAATGCAAAAAGAACTACCATTGCAATCATGACAACGATCCTTAAATTTACCATGTTCACATAACCTATTAGTATTGCATTCTCTACAATTATACTTTTGTTTATTATGACAACATATACTGATACCGCCACAGTCATGACATCGATTTTTTTGTTTTCCATGTTCACAAAATCTAGAACTACCACATAATTTACAATAATATTTGTTTTTTTCATGGATACATATAGATGATCCGTTACATTGTATACAATAATATTTCTTTTTACCATGTTCACATTTATATCGGTGAAGTTTTGAATCCGCACATTGTAGGTCTGATTCATTCAAATCTGTAACTGGTAACTTAGTTGAAGAATTCACTGCTGTGCTGTTTGAATTGTTCAACAATGTATAATTATTTGATTTACTAGGTAAACATAGAATTTCGTTTGTAGGAGTATCTTCCATTTTTATATATTATCCAAAGATAATATTTTTAAATAGTTTTATAAATTATATTTTCCTAAATATTTTCATTTTCCAAATTTGATTCTTTCATTTTTTGTAACTTTTCTTTTCTGTTTAAATAAGCTCTTCTTCTGTATTCTTTCAGTTTATCCGGATTTGTTTCTTTCAGTCTTTTTAAACCTTCTTTTGCTTTACTTATAACAATTTCTTTATTTTTTTCATAATATACTTTTTGTGATTTTGTATATTTTTTCAAATGTTCTTTCGTTTCATTCAATTCGTTTTGTAATCTTACAATTTCTTGTTCTAATAATTTTATTTTGTCTTCGTTATTCATCTTATTACTATATTATATATTTATTTTTTATATAATTATTTTTATATAATTTACTTCATTACAAAAATGAAGTAAATCAAATCGACATCTACAGGATTTGAACCTGTGCATCCATTGGATATGAGATTTCTACTCTCACGCAATTGACCTCTCTGCCAAGATGCCAAAAATAAAATCTTAAGACCATGTATGCAGTCATTAATGAAAACATTTTTAAAGTTTTTTTCATCGACATAAAAAAATATACAAGGTCCTAAGACAAAGTATATTCGAATGTATTCTTTATATTGTTATTCTATCAAATATATATTTTATCCAATCAATTCTTGACAAAATTGTCGAATTTGTTCCAACCATTCCAATCCAGCAAAGGTAAAATCATCTGTGCAAACATCTTTTTCTGTATTTATTTTCAATAATTTGCATTTTTGGATCATATCATTGTCTAACCAATGATTATGATATTTTTCACAATTTTTCAAATAATGGATAGAAATGGTTTCACCAACACGCCCTCGTTTTTCAATTCGTTGATGACATATATCAGCATTTGCAGAAATGTAGACAATACCATCCAATGCATATAAATGACGATATTCATTATAAAAACGCATATAGATTTGAAAATTGACATCATCAATCAGACCATCATCATATAACATTTGTGCAAAAATATATCTGTCAGCTTCTAATGATCGTTCACAAATAATCATTCTACAATTTGGATTTTCTTCGATGGTTTCTCGTAATAATGTCAAACGAGTCATAAATGCCATTACTTGGAATGAAAAGGCATATTTTTTTGGATCATTGTAAAATTTGGCTAATATCGTTTCATCGTTTTTATCTTTAATGGATTGCCAAATATCGACAGGTTCTCGTAAAAATATGACGGACGGATCCGTATAATACATTATTTTTAAATTCTTTAAAATGGTCGTTTTGCCTGCACCTATATTTCCTTCAATGGATACAATGATTGGTTTTGTCATTTTTTATTGTTTGGATTTTACATTTATTCTAACGACGGTTTCAATTTTTTGTCCTTGTAAAAAATTGATTTGTAACATAGGAAAAAATGAAAAGGAATCAATCAAAAGAAAAAAATGGTATCTTTCCTATCAAAATTAACCAGTTTTGTAATGTATATTTGTTCAAAATATAATATAGATGAATCACATTCATTAGGACATAGTTTAGATGTATTAAACAATGCAAACAATATTGTGACCTACGAAATGAAAAATTATCCTTATATCGAAAAACAAGAAAAAATCATTTATGTATCCGCATTACTACACGATATGTGTGATCGAAAATATGTGGATGAAAAAACGGGTATTGATGAAATAAAAGAATTTTTAAGTTATGAAATGAAAGAAGAAGAAATCGATATTATTGTTAAAATTATATCTACTATGTCTTACTCAAAAGTAAAAAAAAATGGTTATCCGAATTTGGGCGAATATCAATTGGCTTATCATATTGTTCGCGAATCCGATTTATTGGCCGCATATAATTTTGATCGATGTGTAATGTATTCCATGTATAAATATAATTATGATGTAGACAAATCTTATCAAAATTCGTATGATTTATTTGAATGTAGAGTATTAAAACATAATGAAGATGATTTATTTATCACAGAATATTCTAAAAAAACATCGAAAATTTTACATGAAAATGCGATCGAAAGAATCAATACATGGAAACGAATTTTGAAAAATCAGGTTCTCCGATAAGATTACTATGAATCAAATGTTTGGGTGTGCCTGTTTTTTTATTTTTTGCTTGTGATAATGCATTTTCTGCATCGGCATAACTGTTACCAATGCCAAAAGATAAAGTAATTTTGATCACATCACCTATAGTATCAACAAATTCAATTTGATCGAATTCTTTGATTGCATTTTCTACAAATTGAATTAGATGTTCTTTGGTTTCACTATATAATAAAAATTCGTCTCCGCCAGAACGAAATAATTTACATTTTTGCATACCGGAAATGGTAGCATTTCTCAAAGTGTTTCCAATGGATTTTATAGCTAAATCACCATGAATATGACTTATTTTATTTATTTTCTTGAAATCATTTGCATCCATGGATATATAATATCCAGGTTTTGATTTTTTAATAAATGTTTCGAATGCGAATTTATTACCAACACCAGGTTTTCCGTTATTATACGGTATCATTGGATCTACAAAAAAATATTGTCGTGTGGAAAATGTGAGACCGTTGTATTCTGGATTCTTTTTTTCGATTTTATCGATAATGGATAAAATTTCTTCTGGATCGTAGCAATTCATTTTTTATTTGTAATGTATAGAGATAAAAACAAAAAAAATATAAACATTTTTTTTCATAGAAAGAAAACAAAATAAAAATAAAAAATTCGCGAAATGTTCTCTGGTTTTTTCCAGAAATCGATACAAAAAATAAATTTTGAAGATGTTCAAACGAGTTTGAAATATCCGAATCAATATATTTTAATAAACACATTACCTGTATCTGAACAAGATTGTTTAATAAAAAATACGATTTCTTATGATTTGGAAGAAAAAATAATCAATGAATTATTAAATAACTATGATTTCAATGGAAAAAAAATAATTATTTACGGAAAAAATGCGAATGATGAAACAATGGAAAAAAAATACAATCAAATGGTTAGTTTAGGATTTAGTCAAGTATATTTATATCCAGGTGGATTGTTTGAATGGATGCTTTTACAAGATATTTATGGAATGAACGAATTTCCAACAACAAAAAAGGTTCTCGATCTTTTAAAATTTCGACCCATGAAAAAAAATATCTAATAAATATAAATACCTAAAAAAGAGAAAACAATAAATGAATAATCCAATCATGTTCCTATGGCCCATCCTACTATTATTTATTTTTTTATGGTCAAAACCAGCGATTTCAAAAATAATAAATGGAAAAGTTCTTTATAGTATAGAACAATGTTTGTTTATTCTAGTGACGATTTTTTATACAATGATTGATATTACCTATGGTCTGGTAGTTTGCTGTTTTATTATTTTATATCAACGATATACATGTTCGTGCAGAGAAGGATTTTCAGATAATATCGAAAATGAAGATATGAATGATACATCCAAACAATCGACCGGAACAGAGGATGTTCTTTTACCAACAAGTAGTTCGGAATTACCATATGAATTGCAAGCGAATAAATTAGACAACATAGACACGGATATTGAGATTAGTAACAACCATAAAATTACGACGACACCTACAAAAACAATCATGGATACAAAAATTCCTAAAATTATTATTCAAACATGGAAAACAAAAGAAATACCCATAAAATATCAGGGATTAGTTGATTCCATCAAATACAATAATCCATCGTATGAATATAAATTTTTTACAGATGCGGACATTGAAGAATTTTTAAAAAACAATTACCCTGAATATTACAAAACTTATCAAAATCTACCCATATTAATTCAAAAAATCGATTTTTTCAGATATGTTGCGATTTATCATTATGGTGGTTTTTATTTTGATTTGGATATGACTGGATTATATCCATTAGATGAATTATTAAATAAAGACTGTGTTTTTCCAATAGATGAATTTATTCAACCGCATATGTGTAAAGCAAATCGATTCAAATACTTTTGTGAGAATAAAATGTATTATTTATTAGGTCAATATGCATTTGCTGCTTCACCAAAACATCCATTTATAAAATTATTGATTGATACCATACATCAAAATTTACATAAATATATTCGAAATTATGTTCCAAATTCAGAAGATTATGTATATTTAACTACTGGACCAGATTATGTTACGAAATTATACATGAATTATTCAAATAAAAATTCCGTTCAAATATTAAACTATGATAAACGACAATATTTTGGTAAATATGCCAAACATAATTATTTTGGAACATGGAAATTGGCTTAGACTGACTCCTATTTGTATTTACAAAAAGTAGAATTCTAATTACACGATATATGCTGTATATATTTTAGCCGATATTTTTTTATTTTAATTATAAAATATATAATCACATGGTATTTTTTTCATTTTTTGTAAAAGATCATTGTCAATTATGTGGTCAAACGAATAATTTGGTAGTTCTTCGATGTAAACATGTTCTTTGTGAGTATTGTATTGATTTACAATCCTTGTATACGAACGAACCATGTTTTATTTGTTTACATAAACATTGGATAAAATGATGTCAGATATTTTCTATATAGTATATAATATATAGAAAATGAGCATCTGCATATGTGCAGTTTGTGCTTGTGGTGTAGTTGCTAGTGGATATGTTGTTGTATCTATTATACAATCCATCGAATCAATGGAAAATGAATTTCATTCTTGCAATCGTCCATGTATCAAAGATGTTACAAAATCATAGGGCTGATTTACACCTTTTCACCTTTAAAATGCCGATTATATACGGTAATTCTGAAGGCATAATTATCAATATATAAAAGGTAATTTATCGGTTGCAAAGTAACAGTTACCAAATCAACGCCCACCTAATGGTGGGCTTTTATACCAGTTACAGATTTGATTCCGCACCCCTACGGGGTACTTCATTCAAATCTGTAACTGGTAACTTTGTTGAAGAATTATCCGCTATTCAGTTTGAAGGATTGAATTCTTCAACGGTGTAAATGTGCAATGGTGTATAAGTAAAAATTCTTTTACCATTTTGTCTTTTTAACATTAATCGATGGACCCGTTCTTTTCTTTGCTTTGGATGGATCGTAAGCTTCGTCTTCATCATCGGAACCCATTCCTTTGGATATTTCCCAGAATTCTTTGGAACCTAATTTGAAATCGGGATGATTTTCGGCTTTATACCAAAATATTTGGTCATTTAATTTATTGGATTTGGCATTGTTATTAATGACTAAACATTCATAGTTCTCGGTTGTCTGGTCCATCACTGCAGCAAAGGATTCCATCGTTGGAAACATACTAGCATAATTTTCCCAGATTCTTTTACGATTGGTCATGTAAGGTTCTCGTAAAATAAATACATAATCAATATTTGTTCTCAAATTTGGTGGAATACCAAGCGGATACTGCATCGTTATAATCAGCATAATTTTCCAATGTCTGCCATTCATAAAAAGAAGACGCATCATTTTGTCACGAGTCCATGATTGATCATAAAGACAATCATCTAATATCACAAAAGCACGAGGATCAATGGTCGATTTTCGATAAGTTTCGATTTCTTTATTGACCTGTTTTAAAACCGTTTTTTGACGCCGTAAAATGTTCTCAATCAATACCGTATTGTATTCATCGTGGATAAATAATTTAGGAACATGAGCCGCATAAAATCCATTTCCTGCTTCTGTTCCGGAAATGACAGTTCCAATGGGAATATCTTGATGATAATATAATAAATCACGAACTAAATAAGACTTACCAGTATCACGACGCCCAATCATTACAATGACTGGTCCTTTATTTTCATCTGGTTTAAATGTAATTGAACGCATATCAAATTTTTTTAGTTCGAGAGTCATACCTTTAGAGTATTCTTATATTAAATTATAAAAATTCGAACGCTGAATTATTTTTTTTGTGTAATTGGTTTATACAAAAAAAATAAAAAACATAAACAGATTATACTTTCGATTATTATTAAATGTATTCTATCGAAAATGCTAAATTCAAAACCCACTATTCCAAAATCAAACCTTTGGATATAAAATATTTAGGAGAAACTTGTCTATCATCCACCGATGATTATAATCCATTTCACATTACAAAATTACAAAATTACAATCCTATTTACAGCGAATTTTTCGAAATGACGGAAAAAAATCAGAATAAAATTGCATTCAATCACAAATTTCATATTCAAAATTTAGATCAGATTTATGCTTATGATAGTGGAAAATTGATAAATTCACCTGTCTTTATTAAATTTTCACCATTATTGGATCCAGTAAGATACATGATTGGTAAATATGATATAGAGGATGAAAGAATTCGAACATTACCACATATTCATGCCACGGAAGAAACCTGTTTTAAAAAATTATTGGATCCGAATAATACTTCCTATGTTGATAATTTTTTTAGTTATTTGACGAGTCAAGTATTACATCAACATCAATTCTATCATGCAATTGATTATTATGGATCCTTTTTAGGTATTCAAGAAAATTTTAAATTTGATATTTATGATGATTTTGAGTATTTAAATACTTCGCCGTTTTTTATGGAAAATCTTGGAAAACATTTTTATTTAGATTCGAATCCTAGAGAACATTCGGGTTATTTATATGCGAATTCGCGTGCAAATAAAAGCAAATTAGAAATTTCATCGAGTTTAAAATCAATGAATTCTATTATAGATTTGGGTGAGGTGGATAGTAACCCATTTGACAACGAATCTTGTCCTGGTGAATTGGAAGAAGTATATGAAAAAAATAAATCTTTATCTCCACAATGTTCAACCAGTGATTCTAATAATAGTGAAACCAATTATAGCTCAGAATCGGAATCGGAAACAGAAACATCTTCAGAAACGGAAACGGAAGAACAATCCGAAGAAACCGAATCGGAAGAACAATCCGAAGAATCAGAATCTGAAGAATCCGAATCAGAGGAAGAAGAACCAATTTTTGCATATATTCGTAATTTTCCAATTCAAATGATTTGTCTTGAAAAATGTGACGGAACATTGGATGAATTATTCGTAAAAAATAAAATAAATCCACAAAATGGAGCAAGTATTTTATTTCAAATTATTATGACTTTGATCACTTATCAAAAACTGTTTCATTTTACACATAACGATTTGCATACCAATAATATTATGTATATAAATACAGATGTTCCATTTCTTCAATATAAATTTCACGATAAATATTATAAAATTCCTACTTATGGTAAAATATTTAAAATTATAGATTTTGGTAGAGCTATTTATAAATACAATGGAAAAATATTTTGTAGTGATAGTTTTTCAAAAGGATGTGATGCATATACACAATACAATACAGAACCATATATGGATTTCAATAAATCTAGATTAGAACCAAATTATAGTTTTGATTTATCTAGACTTGCAACATCCATTTTTGATTTTATTCTTGAACATGATGATAGCGAGGAAGGATTAGATCCATTACAACAAGTTATTTTAAAATGGTGTAAAGACGATAATGGAAAAAATGTCTTGTATAAATCGAATGGTCAAGAAAGATATCCTGGATTTAAATTATATAAAATGATTGCGCGAACGGTTCATAATGCAATTCCAGAAGAACAATTATCTTTGGATTATTTTCATCAATTTGAAATCGATGAGAACTTGATTGATAAAAACGAGGTTTTCATGAATATTGATGATATTCCATGTTATGTATAATTTTTTTGTGATTTTATTGACAGCTGCATGTGATTTTCGGATGATAATCTTGACATAATATAGTTTTCATATAATTTCCACATGTTTCGCAAAACCAACATTCTATTCTTACATGTTTATTATACCATCTAGAATATCCACCGTTTCGTTTGTCTTTATTTGTATAATCGTATCGATCTACTGAATATCCAAAATAATAATAATGAATATTGGATTGTGGTTCAATTTCGAAATGTTGCATGATCATGCGTTCTAATTCATTATAATCAATATAATCGTTATATTCATAAAAATCGGAATTGATAATCAAATAATTTATATAGTTTTGAATATTTTTTATATGTTGCATACGATAATAAGATTCATCCTGTTGAATAAATACATAATCTTTTATTTGATTTACAATATCTTTGGGTAATAATAAATGTTCGATTGTTGCTATTTTTTTATACATTGATAACATTTTGTTTCTTTTGTTATACAAAAAAGAAACAAATTCAAATTTCAATTTTGTCTATGAAAATTTAACTACAATTTTGACCGTTTCTTTTTTAATACATTTACATGCAGAAATGGATAATTCTTCTCTTTTTTTTCTTGTTTTACTATTGTCATTCGTTTCCAAATGATCAGTGGAAATTCGTTTTTTGGAAGTACTATTTCTTTGATTCATATCATGTTCAATATTATGAAAATGTTCGTCAATATAAAGAATAATATTATTTTCAATTGCCCATTTAAAAAAATTCAATTGTCCGATCGTTGTCTCAATATAACTATTTTCATGATATGGTATGGTAATTCTTTCCCAGCGACAAAAAGGATCGAATTTTTTCTTACTATACGCTTTTAATTTTAATTTATAATCATTGTATACTTTAAATCGATTCATTTCATTCGGATTTATTTTATCTGGTATTTCATAGACTGTGTAATATTTTTTGGCGAAATTTGTAACAAACCAATCTACTATACGAAGGGAAATGTGTGTTTCTCCATTAATGATGGACATCATTTGATTCAAATGTTTTTGATCTTTATAAAAATCCATCAAGTTTTTTAATAAAAGTTCATTTTGAGTATTTAAATTCGATGAACAATACATTATAGATAGTACTTGCTTTGTATTTTTATGCTGTTTCTAAAAAAATATATTTTTTTAGAAATCACCAGTAAAAAATAAACGAATTTTTTTAGAAATCACCAGTAAAAAATAAAATATATTTTTTTAGAAATCACAGTAAAAAATAAACGAAATTTTTTACTGGTGATTTTTTCATAAAAGATTTCTGAAAGGGTGAATGGTGTAAATAAAATTGTGTGTTTTGTAATTACAACACTGAATATGCATTGAAAACTTTAGAAAAATATTCAAATACTATATAATGCAAAGAAACTTTTCTACAGCAACAAACGGTGAATATGATGCAGTTATTGCGGATATGCAACATTCAAAAGATACAACCGGTCATTTTTATATAAATATATATACGAATCCAGAAGGAACTGTATTTGCCAATGATAGTAATGGGAATCCTATCAATAATCGATTGGTCAATTATACGCTATATCGATATTCTCGTATCAATCCTACAACAAATGAAGTTTATCCAGGTTTTATGCGATTTGTCTTTGGTGATGGATCAAAACTTGAAAATATTGATGAATCCACTACGAATTGGTATTCTGTTCCAGGAACTGTTCCATTAACTGTGAAATTGCTAACATAAAAAAATGTTTTGTTTTTTCATTTTACGATATAAATTTTTCACATAAATGATTATAAATCATTTGCTGTTCTTCCTTTGTATAATATTTATCGAAATTCGGTATTAATTCGCGTTCAGCAGTTGGCCACATTTTATGAAAATAGGCATCCCATTTAAAACGATCACGATATCTTGCTTGTAATGGTGGTTGAAATGCTAAATTTGATTCACTGGAATCGGGTATTGTTGGATCTAAATGACCAATCTGCCATTTTGAATTATCGATTTCGATCAAATTCGTTTTCCAAAAAGTTTTGATGGATTCAATCTGTTCATTACGATCTCCTGATATTGTCGCATTTGTCCGTTTTAATATATGTGTTGTATTTGCAATAAATGGGTATTCTATACAGTATTTTCCTTTCATTGACACTTTTTTAATTCCAAAATCTTTATTAAATGGTTGAATGGAATCATCGGTAGATAATCCTATATTTTGAAAGAAGTGAATTGTATCTTCACGAATTAAATAAAGTTGATTTCTTACTTCTGGTTGGGATAATAAAGCTAATGCTTGTCCCCTCAATCCTTCTATATTTGGTAATTTCATTTGTGCATTTTTTGAAAATTCCAATAAATCATCTGGATAATTTTGAAATTTGTTTTTATAATTTTGAATATCGATTCTTTGTAATGTAGTTTGCATGTATTTATTATGGATCTTGTTTACCAAACGCAATGAAATCAATTTTTCGCTACTATAAATACTTATTACATTTGTTTTTATTCGTGAAATAAATCACTGTATACTAGAATTTTTTTTCATTGAAATGTCCCCACCGTAATATTTATTATTTTCTTCTATTTTATTCCATAGTATCGCCGTTTTGCAATTTTGACATATTCTTCATTTATTTCTATACCAATACAACGACGATTTGTATTTTTACATGCAATCGCAGTTGTTCCACTACCTAAAAATGGGTCGATGACTAAAGAACCTTCTTTACTGAATATTTTGATTAAATGTTCTATCAAATTCACCGGTTTTACTGTAATATGTGTATTGAAATCACCACCCTTTTCTGTTTTGGTCGGTTTTGGAATCAAGAAATTTTTATCATAGGTTTCATTCCATTCTTCTGTTGTCATAATATTTGCAGGAACATGATCGAGATGTATACCAACTTTATTTGAAAAATCGATTAATCCTGTTTGAAAAGACAATTCATTTTTTAGAAAAGTTTCTGAAATTGGTTTCATAGCTACACAAATCGGTTCGAAACATGATTTTATTTGTGGCGTTTTAAAATCTTTATATGTTTGTTTTAAATCATCCTTTTCTGATTGCGATAGATCCATTTTATCAATAATATGATGGATGAACATACCTTTTGGCATAGATTGTGTATATACCCAATTTATCATATCTCTCACTTCAAATCCTGCAATTTCACATGCCATTGCAATAGAATGATATAATCTAGGTGATGAAAAGGATAAGAAATAGGCACCTGGTTTCATTTTTTTCATTAATAGTTTCGATAATTGTAGATAAAAATCGTAGAGATGTTTGATTTGTGATTTGTCGAATTTCATACCTTTCGGTAGATGTTTGATATGACTATTTTTCACATCGTTTTTTATATTTTTGGATGACCAATGATTGTCTAGTTTATCAATGAAATAGGGCGGATCAGTGATGACGCAATCAATCGAATGATCCGGTAATTTTTCCAATTCTGCGAAACAATCATTATGAATAATTTGTATGTTTTGTTTTTTCCTTTTTATTATAAAAGTAGATTCCATTCGTTTTTGTTTCGTTGATTTTATAGTGAATCTATAGAATCAATTTTCTATTTTGTTTTATTTACACCATTTTATCTTTAGTTCCAATAGTTTTATAGTAATAACCATTATAAGCTATATTTTGATCTAATGCTTTCGTCAATGTTTTGTCACTTATATGTAATTTCTTGATACAATCATATTTACATACAAATGTTTGATGCAACTGATGCGACATATCATATTGTCCAACGCCGTCTTTGTATAATAATGGTTCTCCGTATTTTTCTTCGAAATACTTTATTTAGAGCAACGCGTATTTTAAATGCCGACTTTATTAGCAAAAAAAATACGAGCGCTTCCTCCTAAAAGGAGAATAAACTAAATTCTATGTAATGGGTTTATCATCTGCTTACTTTATGGTAGATAAGCAAATTCCCATCTAATGTTATTTCATTTACTACCTTAATGAAACAACTATTTATTCTTACTTGTTTGT